ACGTTTCTCGGTCAAAGCAGGCGGACACTTAGGATCGTCCTTAACGAAAAGATAAACACGGCTAAGTGCATCATTGATATGATTATAAGACATACCTGGCGGCACATCTTCACTCTTATACTGTGGAATATCCTTGATAGAGAACTCAACATCAGGTGACAAAGCACCCTTTAATACACTCATTAGAGCATAGTTTTGATTCTTTCGAAGGATAGCAAGGCGTTCAGCCTTTGTGCTTACTGCCTTGAACTCATCAAAAACTTCATACACATTCTTAATAGCCATTAGAAGTCTCCTATTGACTCAATCATTGCCTTGAGTCCTTTGTCAATAAAATAGTTTAGCATCTTCTCTTTTGTAGCAGGCTTAGATTCCTCAAAAGCCACTACAATCTTCTTCTGAATTTCATCAGGTATATAGTCAAAATCAACCAACATTTGATTACGCTTAAAGCCACGAAGCATATCAGCGTTACAAAAATCCGTGGCATCTTTCTGGACCCATTCAGACAGTTTCTTGCTATTTATTGGCTTCTGACGTTCTCCAGCAGCAAAGCAATTGTCAGGCGATAGAAAGTTTGGAATACCGTCACCACGATCACCCTTTAGAATATGCTCACGAATGAACGTCTTGGGATCATCAATCTTGATGAACCGCTTTAGAATAGGAGAATACTGTGAAACGTTTGGATACTTCTGTAGCTGTGCGAAGTCTTTGTCCGATGACAAAATGAGAACACTGCCATGCGGAGCCAACCGAGCAGTTAGAACAGCAATAACATCGTCGGCTTCGGCACCTTCGACGTTTAGCGTCTTATAGGGAAAGTTGTCACGCAGTTCATCTCGGAGACGATTTAGAACATCAAAGATCATGTTCCAATCCAGACCAGATGCCTCTCGGTCGTGCTTACGATGTGCCTTATAAAACGGAAACACATCACGGCGCCAGTAATGCTTGGAGTCGCAGCAAAGAATAACGTTATTGTATTTCGACCGAAACTGTTTCACATTGGATCGAATTGTATTGATACACATATGGCGAATAAGGTCTTCGCTCATTTCATGTTGCTTGGCCACAAACTTTAGATGCTGCATCAAGTTTGAGATAAGAACCTGGTTAAGGTCGATTAGCATGTAAGACATAATATTTCCTTATTGAGTGAATATATACTATATCACTCTTCCTCGTCAGTGTCAAGATTATCTTTTGCTTGTGTCAATTCCAACATAATCTTTTCGATCTTTTCCTTAATCTCTTCCTTGGTCATTCCTTCACCACCTTCGATTAGTTTGACATTGTTATCCACAAAGTCATGGAGATGATGGTCGATTCCAAATGACCGATATACACAAGCCTTGAGTGCGTCCGCTACCAAAACAAAGTCTTTGGAGAACTGTTTGTTTTCCACTTCGACCATACAGTTGTCAAGTTCCGTGATTAGCATTCCCGTTAGGTCATCAACAATGGCGTCGGCCAACTTTTGGTCTGCCTTTGCTTGTCGTGCTATAAGATGCTCTTGTGGAACTTCTCGAACCACCTTGTGTTTTGGGAACTCGATTACTTTATCTGTCATTTTATTACTCTCAATAAAAGCGTGTCGGTGTTGATACGACCAGTTGCTTTCTGTTCTGTTGTGGTGATGTTATCCATAACCTTGCGGAGATAAACTTTACCACCTTCTAGGAGTGACTTCAATACCGCTTCTGGCTTACGGAGTTTCTTTGTAACCGAAGTTGTCTCGTCAAATCCTGTAAGCGTAGACCCTCTGACCGAAAGGCCAGAATGACCCACGGCATTATACACAGAAAGATTACGAGTCTTAGCATTGTAAACCCAAAGTTGCGAAGCACCAATAATCTCCTTAGGATCGATACTTTTGTATTCATCATTGTTGGGTAGATAGTTCATCTTGGCAACCAGCACACTCGCTGGCTTTACCTTCTTCTTGCGTGGCTTACGAATAGTCTGACCAGCAGAATCCAGTTCTACCATATGGTCGATTATTCGCTTGATGAAAAGCGCCATGATTTTAAGAACTGGCTTACGCCAACCCTTATACGACTCAGCCAACTCTTTGTCTTTGCCTTCGAGGGCTTCGGTGATTTCATTGTATTGAGGACGGAAGTGTTCTGCAATCCTCTTCGCAATTTGCGGTTTAATTCCCTTCTCAAGGGACCACTTCTTAACATCGAACTGAATAACTCCTTCTTGAAAGAACACATCCAACTGTTCTTCCAACTCGCCGATTAGATCGGACGCTTTATTGTTGATACGGTCCTGGATTGATACGACCTTGACAACTGCCGCTGGTTCTTCGTCGTTATCGATTGTAACAGAAGAAGCAAGTTGTTTGATTCTGGAATAGCAACGATCCCAAACACCATCAGGCAGATTACTACCATTGTGGAGCAAACGGCAGTTCCAACCGATGTTATGAAGATCAATGGCATTTACTTTGGAGAGTTTTGTGATTGTGTCTTTGTTGTATTTGATATGCTTGAGATAGGAGAGTGTGAAGTTTTTGGCGTCCTCACTATTATAGAAATAGTTGAACCATGTGTATGCCCTGGCCATATCAACCTGCGTGGCCTTTTCGGTGACTGTGGGTTCTGGACCCAGATATTTTTCATCAGCAAATTTAGGTCGTCTTACGGTAGCCGACTTTCTCACCTTTTTCTCCTTGTCTTTCAAGATGTTGTTTCCAAAGTTCGTAAAGTTCTTTTTCTCTACTTATTGCTTCTTGTTCCCATGGTAGATTTTTATAACCTACAATGTTTTCATTATAGAGAGTTTTGTTCCACTTTTGATAGTTACCCGAACACTCTATTAACTCTTTTCGGGCATATTGTTTGACGTGGATAAGTTCATGTGCGAGTGTTCTGATTAGAAATACCCGACCAAGGTTTGCTTCTATTTCTATCTCAAACTTCCGATGATTGTTGTTTTTAACATCTTCATCGGTCCATGTAGCAAACCCAAAGCATCGGGTTTCTTTGAACATATCACGTTTGAATTTTATAACAATCGTGATATTTTTGCTAAGGCGCTTCATTAGATGGTCACAAAAAAATGAAGCAGCCTTCTTTATCTCACGCTTTTCCATTTTTTTAGGTGTGCCATATATTTTGATTTGCGCCATTATCTCCTCAGGTGAATATGTATCCGTAGTGTTTAAACTCGTTAATCACGCAGATTCCATCCTCAGTTTCACCTACATCATACTCTAAGGATTCGGCAAAGTCAAGTGCCTCGTTAAGTGTATGAAATACTTGACTTTCTACGAAGGTTTCCTTGATAGCATCAAGGTTACCTTCATATTTAGCGATTTTATCATTCCATTCACCATAGATATTTCCGATGGAATGCGAATAAGCGACACGATATTCGGGACCCTTTTCTGTTTCCGTTAGAAGAACATAGATTCCGTTATCAACCGACATTATTCTTCTCCCTCGTCCTCATCATTCATAAAAGTTGATTTGAACAAGCGAACAAACCAAGAGAACATGAAAGGCGCCCAAAGCGGAGCAGTTACCTCTACCCATGTCCAGTTCTGGAGATGATCGGTCAACTTTAGACCAATGAACAATAGTGCCAGACCGTCCATAAAGTTGATGCCATCGGACGTGGCTGACACATTGATGATTTTGCTATTCTCGCTCAAGTTCTTCACCTTTGTTGGTAGATCCATAGGCATTACTTCTTCTTTCTTCCTTTGAGACGACGGGCTTTGCGTTTTGTTGAACCAATCTTACGACGACCCTTGCGAGGTCTATTCTTATGTGGATGCGCCATACTTACTCCCTCAATAGTGTTTTCACGGAATCATAACGAAAGGAGCGCCAGCCACCTGCGTCAATATCCCATACTGGTTGAACATCATCATTTAGCTGCTTGGCAGGCTTTGCTTCCTGTCCATCATATTCTGCTAGAACCTGCGGAATGTAGTTGTCAGAAAGAGTGGCACGCATGGTGCGTTCCGTTCCATCTTTCTTCTCAAAGACAACGGTAACAACACCTTTCTTCAACTCTTCCTTTAGTCTATACTTGTCAATCATAGTTTTCCTTCCTCATGTAGTTTGGAAAGTTCATTATAACCGCCAATGTAACGGCTGTCAATAGTGATTACGGGAAAAGTTTTGGCAGTAGGATATAATGCCTTGATAGTCTCTCTGGAAAAGTCTCTTTCTAGTTTATATTCAATAAAGAACTTTCCTTGACTTCTTAGAAGTTTCCTGGCTTTGTCACAGAAGGAACATTCATCTTTGGAATAGATTACGATAGCCATGTTTACCTCATTCTCTTATATAATAGCAGAATCATTTTGGAATGTCAAGAGATTTTTTGATGTGAGATTTCCTAACTCGGATCATTATCCATTCGTTATAGTATTCCTCGGAAATCAAAGCGTTTCGGTCAAACTGTTCCTTCGCTTCCATATACGAAGCCTCGCCTTTACTCTTACATAGATAGAGGATTTCTCTTGTGAACTTTTCTTTGCCGAATAGATCAACATGCGAAAGGAGTTCTTTGTTGGAACCATAGTAATCCAGCCAATCCGAATCAATCTGTTTCTTCACTCGCTTGCCTTTTTTCTTGGTGCTGCGAGTGAAACGAAACAGTTTCTTGCCTACATATTTCTTACCAGTG